CGCCAAGGCGCTTTTGTCATCGGATTTTTATACAGCAGGGACCTAGACGCATGATCCCATTCATAGACCACCGCCATACCCATGTTAGCCACGCGCCGGACATGCAAATGCCGGTCAACAAGGCTAAGAATGTGACGGTCCACATTCATACAATTTTGAGTTATGAGGATGAAATCAACACCAATATGACGATGGGTGTCTAGAGCTTGTATGTCCGGAGGCCCTCGCGAGCCGTTCGGCCTGGGGGGCCAAAACTTCTGGAACTCGTCAAAACAAATAACCGCACCAGGCTTAGCCCAGTTTTGCCAATTTCTCAACGCCGCCTCGTTACCGTCATACACCCAGTATTTGTTAGCATCAAGCGCCCAGGTACCACCGCCCTCAATCTGCTCGTGATCAATCAGAAGACCGTTGATATTGGTGAAAATAGTTCGAGGCAGTTTGACGGTTACGCCATCTAAGACCTGGTCGACCGTATCGCCAACAAACGGACGCAAAAGTTTTGCAATGGCATAGAGAGTTTTTCCAGAACCCGGAACGCCCGTTATCAAAGTGATACTCATATCAGCCCGGATTAACGCCGAGGATTTTTGTCGCGTTTTGCACTTGCCACAAAAGCAGCTTAGTTGTCAACGCCCCAGTAATAATGCCAAGCGCCTGACCACCACCGGCCAGGAGGAACAGGTTAAACATGTCAGCCGACAGACCGCCAAGGCCAGACATAAGCGCCGTTTTCAACTGGCTTAATATCGCCTCCATGCCGACGATAGACACCACAGAGAAGCCAAGCGCAGTCAGCAGCCGACCAGCCAAAGGGGTCAGCATAGACAAAAGCCACGTTCCAATTTTCATGATTCAGACCTCCCGGAGCCGAAGCCAAAAATAATCATCAACGCCGCGAATGTCGCCATGATGAGAATCATTGGCTTGGCATAGGTCACCGTCATTTCACAGGTAGTAGCCCAATCGCCAGCGGTGATGGTTTGCCCATTTTGATGCATGGTGAGCATACGATTTGCAGGGCAGGTGCCACCAGCGAAACCCAAATTTTCAGCGGCAAAAGTGATCGTTCTGGTTTCCTTCGGAATCTCCCCATCCGGCACGTCAAATTCATCAGTCCGGCACCCGTTGCGGTCAGGATTTTTTAAACAAGGATCTTCCGTTTTTAAAGGCTCGACACCCTCAGAAGGAACCGGTGTTTTCGTGGTTGTAGTAACGCTTGACACTGAGTTGTCAATATTCAACACGGTAACCGTCGTTTCGTTTTTTGTATTGGTGATGGTGTCACCTTGAAAGGTAAAGAAACTTTTTGGCTGCAAAACTGTTTTTGTTCCATCAGGGTTAACCGTTTCAGTCTTTGGCCCCAATATTTCAGAAGGCCCGGTGACAGTCGGCGCAGGGAAAGGGATATCGCCGCCCTTATCCAATATCTCAGGAACCACGCGAGGATCGAATGGCGTTTGCTTCATGTAGGGAGCGATATCGTCCATTGATGAAGGCAACCAGCTGGCAATAGACGGGCTAATCAGACGTGAAGTCATAGCCATAGTTTGACGCGATATAGCACCGCCAACGGTCGATTGATAATCAAAAACACAAGGAATATCCGTAATAAGAGTGTGAACGTCTGTTGTCTTTTTTGCAGCGTCAAACGCTAACCAATTGATACAGGATTGAGACAACGAACTATTCCAGACCGTATAGGTTGCGTCAGCTGCTTTGTATTCATAACATGGCGCGACGGTGCAAACGGACGGATCTGTACGCTGCAATGAAGTAGGGTCCGAAGGATCAACACGACCGCCAGCAGACGTTAACCACTCAAGAGCAAACGGCAAGGCAAAAAGACCTATTCCAATGGGGCCACCAGCGATGGCGCCGATAGCATCAACCAGCGTTGCAGCGGGGACAGTATGCGTAGCTTTGAAAGGGTAGTTGACACCGCCATAGCTGCCGAGCCCATCAGCAAAAAAAACCTTACCATCGCCACTCATTGACATCGTGGGGCCTTTTGCAGCCTGTGGAATACCGTAATTACCAGCATACGCCCACCCGCCCGATTCAGGGCTAATCGGTAAGACCGAATCCCAGTTAGAGTTACTGTTGACTGTCCCAACTTTTGCACTGTTGCCAGTAGTCGAAACACCAAAATTTTTCATCTGGGCGAGATTAGCCGCGCTTACTTGAAAAGCACATAAAGCCCCAAAAACAACAAACCCAAAGGCGCGTAGGTGTTTATTAACTGAAAATGTTCGTAAGTCATGAATCTGCATGGTTAGTGTCAAAAAGTTGAATTAATTTTTTACCGCCCCAGACTGCACAAAGCAGCGTTAGAGCGACCAAAAAATAATCATAGGAGAGGGAAACACCGCCGGAGTGGTCACAGGACGGCAAAACGGGCCAAGGCTGGACGGAAGCGGTACAAGTACCACCATTGGTACGACTGCACATTTCAAAGCCACTGGCGCCGTTGTCCGCATTGACACATTCCAAGGTGAAAACATCAGCGCCGACCATGTTCCGCATAGACGCGCCGGAGCAAGCCGCAACGAGCGCGTCAGCCTGAGCCGGATAACAAACGTTTTGGAAAAGTGAGCCCATTTTTTTAACCTTTATTTTCCAAAGCTGCCCGGAGCTTGTAGGCGGAGCAGCTTCAGAAAATCAGCTAACCGATTTAGAACCAGCCCATTTTGGTGCCGAGCTTTTTCAGACCCCAAACACCAACCATCACGGCAATGACGGAACCAATAGCGGTCATCAGGTCAGTGCCGGCAGTCGTGATTGCGGTCGTTGCCTCGGGAGGAATTTCAGCCATTGCAGACGAACCAAGCGCAGCCAAAGAAACAACAGAAACCACAGCGAGAATTTTGTTCATAAGAACTCCAGTTAAATAGTGCGAAATTGCACCGCGAAGCCCCGACCCGCGAGGCTTGACGGTTAATTTAATAATCGACCTCAGACCCGAGCCGGTCCAAATCAATGACGATGCACGATTGATCAAACTCTGAATAGTCGTGAATCAGTTGCACCGCCTGATCACCATCAGTAAAAACACCGCCCCCCGCTTCGCGCAAGGAGGAAACCCACTCGGGTTCAAACCCCAGGGGGGAGGGCACCAAAAAGCGCCCAGTCTCCACGCATTGAACGAGGAGGCGCATGATTAGCCAGCCTTACCGATAGGGCCAGCAGAGGAGGCTTGATACCCAACAACACCAACTTAGTAGCGTTATCAGCACCGGCCACGAGGTCAAAATCGCAAGCACAATCCAAACCGCCAGGAGGCCAAGCATTTTTAAGATGCGCCCATTTATCGAACTCCGAAGCATCGCCAAACTTGAAGGGACGAGACACCGCACCAATAGAGCGACCCGCACCATTTTCGGCAACATCAACGATCAGATGGAAAGTGGTAGAACTGAAAGGCTTTCCTTCAAATTCACCTTTTGACTCTTTGATGCCAGTGCAGCGCGCAACGTTTGAAAACTTCATGATTTATCCTTATGCCCAGTTGTTAAGCCGATTGCAGGAGGGAGGGCGAACCCCCAGAGGCTGAAAAATATTGACCAAACCCGGACGCGAAAGCCGCCCGTAATTCCGAACGGGAAAACTTAGACAAACGACCAGGAAGCTTTTTATTGGTGCAAAGCTCAAGGAACTCATCACCCAGGAACTCAAACGCAGCTGCAATAGTTGGCGCCGCTGTATCCATGGCCCATCGCAGGTTACGCACCACCTCAGCTTTGACCGTCTCAAGAGGTCGACGGACTGCACAGGACACCCCCTCAGCGGCAGCAGAAGCACCAGCCCGAGCCAAGACGGACCCATGCCAATCAGAAGCCCCCGCGAAGAAGTCAGAAGGACGCCGCAGCATGTCTACAGGCAACACACGTAGCTTGTTCCCATAGCGAAGCTCAACACGAAGCCAGGGTGAATTAGCTTTTTCACCGAACAGCTGGTCACCTTTTTCGTAAACGTTGGTTTGTTTTCCTGACTCCTTGGACCCGAAGTACAGGGAACGTGAACGACCGTTCAGCCAGTCACCGACGCAGGACGATTTAAGCCGCCTGCCGCCCACATCACACACGCCGGATTGATACTCAGACACGACACCATCCAAGCCACCGGGCAGACCGTCAAAAAAGTCTAAGGCCAGATCACAGCGGGTAAGAACGCCCTGACTCTGCTCAATCAAATCAGCCAAACGATCACGCCACCCGGCAGCGGCAAAGGTGCAAGCAGCGCCGTAAATGTTTGTATGTATCGTTTTGCTTTGAGCTTGTTGCCTCGGACTGTCACTGGAGGACAGGAAGCCAACCCACCCGCATTCAACATCCTGACGGATGATTGAAAACCGGAATTTATAAAAATCCTGTCCTTTTTTGGGTTCAGGAGACACGGTGAAACCATCGCCCAAAGCCTCGGCCACTTCAAGAGCCATTTGTAAAGCTTGACTATGCGCAGAATAGTCAGAATCACTCAAAGGGTTAAGGCCGGATTCGGGCGCACCCTGAAGAGCCGCGAGAAGCTCCGGACCAGAATACAACTTTTTCTCAACACCCATCCAGGTTACCCGAGCAGGCTTAGGCCAGGAAAAATCAGTTGCCAACGGTTCCGCATTGCGAAGGAGGCACGTAAAGCGCAGCCAATCGACATGCACCATGGAGCCGGATTCAATTCTTTCCGCTTCAAGGCGCAGTTTAATTTCTGAACCATCCAGGACGAGAGGAGAATGTTTCATAAACGATCACCGCCAGCGATAGTTAATATCAGGTTATCCCCGTGATTACCAACGGGGTGCGCTTCGCGGTTCCGCGCCTCGTGGGTCGCAAGCTCGCCCCGGTCGCTGCACCGCGAAGGCAAAAGCCGCAGACCATGCGCCGCTAATTCCTGAGCCTTCAAAAATTCTGCAATTTCTTGCCAGGCATGGGGGTTACCACGTTGACGGATGAAAAATAATGCCGCAGACTCCCAAGCATCGCCGGACATAGATACAGGAAACGTTTCCGAGATGGTTTCCACCTGCCCGGGCGTAGGCCCTGCAAGGTTTACGCCACCTTTAAGGGCAGGTAGAAACTGCTGAATAGGTTGAAGCATTGCAGGGCCTTTTGAAAATCTGTCAAAATTTGACAGGGAGTTTTGCTAAACAGTGACCTTTAAGGACACATGCGCCGATGTTAACAGTTTTCCCTTGTATTTATTTTTTCATTGTAAAAAAAAGCGCCAATAGACAGGGCAGGGCGTTGCCTTCGGCCCGGGCTCTATTGCTTCGCAACTAAGCCAACAAGTTGTCTTAGCCCATTCGGGTAACGATCCCTAACGCGGGGGCAGGCTGCTTTTTGACGCCGCGCACACGTTACCCTGATTCCGTCGCTTTCTTCCCGAATCCTGAAACGATGACCGGACGAGCTTACCTCGTCCTATTTCGGCTGCATGGGGGTATTCATAAAGCTTACGCTTTACAAAGCTTCCCCCATACATCCGAAATTCATAGTTTCCGGAATCGTCCAGGCGACGAACTCAGGGTAACGGCAAATAGCACGGCGGCAAAAAGCAGCCAGCTAAACCCCAAGAGGGGAAGGCTCGGAATCTAGGGACAGGCTTGTAGTAAGGAGAAAACATCATGGCAATCTGCAAAAGTTACACGAAAAACCCGGACGCACTCAGACTGCAAAAGGAATTATTCGCACCGACGTTCGGCAAGCATTACACGATCTTGTCTCGCTTGATGCAATGCGTTTGCCAGATCAAAGAGACCGCGCCAAGTTGGGTCATCGAGACCAGGAAGAAAGCCGCCGACCTGGTGAAATTTTGGAAAAGCTGCCAGGTTGAAATACTTGGAAGCTTGAATACTGTCAGTGTGAGTTATTAATTTTTAAAAGGTCTACCATGCAAACCACCGCAACAAAACACAACCCGTTCCCGTTCGTGATCGTGACCAGCCCAGGCCAGGACGGCGAATACTTCTGGAACGACTACGCCACATTCAAAGAGGCAAAAGCAAATTTGCGCGAAGCAAAAGATTCAACAGGGGAAAAATGCGACATCATGCGCCGCCTGGATGACGGTCGCCTAACAACAGAGTTTTAAGCCCAGGCAAACAGCCTACAGCCCTGCCAGGTGGCGCACCTGGTGAACTTTAGGAGTCGATCGTGAGCAACATCAAGGTTACAGCATCAGGCGGGTTCCACAATTCTGGCGATATTTCAGTGATTGTGAAGGATGGT